GGGATAAAGTTATTAGCTACGGAAGTCGTTACTTGGTTTGAACCCAAAGCCATTTTACTTCTCCTGTTATAGTATTATTATTTAACCCTTCCCTCTGCGTATGCTGACTGAATTTCATCAGACAACGATGCATAACGGTTAGGATCTGTTACCTGTAGATTGATTAAATCTGCTCTACGGTAAATTTTCTTTCCACCTACGGAATCTGATGATGTTCTGCTTTCAGAACTTGTTTGTTTCATCTGTTTCTCAATTTTTGACTTTTCTTCAGCTACTGCTTCTTGTGTGGCCCCAGACATTTGTGTCTGAGAATACCAATCAAAAAGTTCAATCGCTAAATCTGATCTATATTCAGTATCAGCTTTACGAAACATTTCTGTTCTTGTTGCACTATCACCAATAAATTTTTGAAAATCAGAATTAGCAACAGTTTTCTGCCAATCTGGATATGCTTTATCTAAAGCCTCCAAATTATGCTTTTGCATATTGTTCATTCTTTCTTCTCTAGCCTTTATAACATCTGGGTGGTTTTCTATGGCTTTATTTACAGCCGAAACTGGATCGTCATAGAAGTTATCCTCCTGTATTACAGGTTCTTCTGGTGGAGTAGCTTCATTGGCTTTATTTTGTGCTTCAATTAGGCTTTGCATTAGCTTCCTTTGTTCACCAAGTTCTGCTCCTTGCTTACCTAATGCCTGTTCGACATTTTGATGCATTTCAATAACCTCTGACAAAGTTTTACCAGCATACTTGGCAGGAATTTCTGGCTCAGATTGTGGTGTTTCTTCCGTCTGTGCTTGTTGTGTTTCTAATTCTTGCGTTTCTGTTATTGGCTCTTCTTGTTGAGGGGCCTCATCTACTACTATACTTTCACTCATTGTGTTTTCTCCGTCCTCTTCAGGATTGTGAAGTTTGAATTATGTTGGATTTCCGTCTTGGAGTTCTTCCAACGCTAGGTGTGTTGCATTTTCTAAATTAACAATGTAATTTATGATACGCAACTGACCCTTGATTACCCAAAGGTCTTGTTCAGAATTAATATTGTTCAAATTAACAATACTTTCTTCTAAATTTTTTAAATCGGCAACTAAATCTAACCAGCCTTCTGTTTCTGTCATTCCTAGTCTATCTTCTAGGAACTTTATATCAGTTTTTGACATTTTATTGTACGGTATTAGTTACCTGTGTTTTTTTACCTGCTTCCCTGGCTTTAGCCAAGTTTAAAATTGTTTCCGATTGCAAATGTTCTACTTCTGGTATGTTTCTGGCAGTTTCAGAACGCATATTTTCAATATCTGCAATACCTTTTTCAATTGCTACAGAATCTTTTTGCAATTTAAGTATTTTTTCCTGCACATCTATATCATTAGGCTGTTTGCTCATAGCATCAGCTTGGTGCAATATGGCTTGTGCCTCTTCTTCTTTAGCTTCTGCAAGTGTTTTCTGTACATTAGCTTGTAATTGCTGCATTTCTATCTGCATACCCATTTGCTGCATTTCTTCCATTTGTGGGTCTGGCTCACCGCCCTGCATCAAGGCATTTACAATTTGATCTCTATTATGTATAGATGAATTTTGGAACAATGCTAACAAGATTACATCAAATGCAGGTGAATCTTGTGGAATTGTTTGTAGCATTTGTACCATTTGAGTCATTTCTAACTCTTTAGCCATAATACCCATAGTTGAATATGGAATAAATTTATAATCATTAACAGGATACCTGTCTACATCAAACTGAATTTTTCTCCACATTGCTTTTTGTATTAAAGGTATAAGGAATGTGTTTTGAAAATTCATTAAAGTACGCTTTTGTCGTTTGATTGCAGCACTTTGCATCATAGACATGCCACTAGCAGTTTCACCACCTTGTGAAGCGCTATCAGCAGAGCCAGTTCCCATTTGTATCATGTTTTGAAGTGAGGCAACCTGATTAAATGTATTAGGATCTGTAGTACCCATGTCGAGAGGCATGATAGCTTCTCGTGGATTTCCATTGGTCAGAACAGTTTTTCCTGCTCTCACTTCAAACTTAACTCCTCTAGGTAGTCGACTAGCGTCTGCGGCCATCATTGGCGTAGTAGTTAGTGCTAAAGAATCAATTCTTGCTCTCATTTCAGCATCTAGAGCTTTTTGCGGATTATATCCCTTTTCACAAACGCCCCTACCCCAGAATTTATTTGGTACGATGTCATGTTGATAGGAAATAAATGGTCTATCTTCCATCATAAACGCATTTTCTTCAACTCTGAGAATATGTTGATCGTTACACATAGTAACAACAGCCTCAACTAGTTCATTAGAGTCTGTTTTGTCATATTCAAAGTCATCTTTGTCTTGATTTGGTTTCAAAAACCTTTTTGGAACCAAACCCCAGTATTCACATATTTTTACAGAATCAGATTCGTCCGCTTGTTTTGTTTCTGGGTCATAACCAAATTTTACTGACTCATAATCACCATCAAGTGGCACATCTCTGTATATTCCAGAGCGTATTCCTTCTACAACATGGTATCTAGGCTTAATAACTTCGTGAGCAACCCCTAAAGCATCGTCAATTGTGTTAGCTGATGGATCAATTAAAAATTCTTTAGGGGATATTGGCTCGACATGAACATCAATAGCTGGATATTCTATAACTGTACGAGTTGTAGCCATCGTTCCTTCAATTGGAACCTCTGCCGGGGCCCTTTCAACCTTTTGCTTAACTACAATTTTTCCAATACCTGTGCCATATATAGCACTATTTAAGAAAACTTCACAAATCGCATCTTTACAACCTGTTTTTTCTAAATCTTCTTGCAATAAATTACGAACATATTCAGCATCACTAGGATCTTGGTCTAAATAATCGTCTTGTATATCGAACCATTTTCCCCTGCCAAAAGTTGCTTCTTCTAATTCAGCAACAGATGACTCAACTGCCTGTTGTAGTGCTGGAGATATAAGTTTTGATCTTTCATTTGCTCTAGTTTTATCTTCAGCAGACCAAATACCACGCCATAATCTGTAATATTCATCCCACATTGGAATGTAATTAATATTCCTGTGAGTTCTCCATCCTTCAAGACGATAACTTAACCAACTAGCAAGTGCTTGATATTTATTTTCTTGATTATTCATATGGGTTCATTTATTACTCCAGTAATTTAGGCCGATTTTAACAGTAATCATTCTCAATTGCAAGTGATAATCGTTCTCATTAATGAATTGAGCGTTCTTCTTGCTCAATTTCTATTAAACCATCTACTAACATCTTGCAAATTGTTAAATCAACCAGCTCATTTTGCTCAGTTACATCTTCTGGTATTTCGTTTGTTAAATTACTAATAATTTGACATGCAACCATGTATCTTTTTATAAGAGTACTGTCATCAGAACTGTATTGCAACAGTTCGACCATTTCCTCTTCGGTCATATCTTCTTCAAATATAGTCTTAATATCCAGCGACATCGTCTAGTACCTCCCAATCATCAGCCAATTCAATGCTATGTGCGAAGTCTGCAACACTAACCTGGTCTATATAGGCCAGAGCATCAAGTTGATCATCATGTGCTAAGTGATTTGGAAAGTCATTAAGCTGACCTAGAAACTCTTTCCAATCTTTTTTGTCATTAAAGCTAACCTGGCCATGTTCCATTCGGCCCTGTAATGCCCAAGTAATGCGTTCTGTTTTCTTTTTTCCACCGTGCCGCAGCTCAACAATAGTAAGCCATCGTCCTGCGATACGCATTTCATCTTCCAAGTAGGGTAATATAGCGTTTCGCAACGACCCAGTTTCTATTCCAACTGTTGCTGCTTCTACTTTCATCGCAGATGAAAGAATTTTTTTGGCAGTTTCTTTTACATTCCACCGACCATGTAGAATGTCTTTAACCCACCACTTATCACGATCTATCTTAACAATTGCGATAGCCGTTTCGTCTAATCTAGATCTTTTTAAATTGCGTTCTTTTTCTATAGATTCAAAACCAGCAGGGTCAACTGCTATAACATACGATCCTTCTTCTGGCTCTTCTGCTTTTTGAAACCATTCTTCTTTGAATATGCCGCCAGAGTTAGTTTCAAACGATGCCTCAAATTCTTGCCTAAATGACATAGATGACATGGTTTTACTAGCGGCCTTTATTTCGCTATCTGGTATAAAGGGGTTATCTGTTGATGTAAACTGGAAAGCATCCCAATCGTCATCATCAAACGCATCTTTATATAATTCGTAAAAATGATTCTTCCCAGCAGGAGTTCCGATAAATAAAGCACCACCTTGTACATCTGAAAGCGTAGGTCTTATGATCTGCTCCCAGACTTGAGGTTTCATACTCGCATACTCATCAAGCACGACATATGCCAAGCCAACGCCGCGAAGCGTGTCAGGCCGATCGCTGCCCTTCAGATATATTTTGCGACCATTGATTAATGTAAGAACTGCTGTATTCTCATGGGCCTGTGCTATGAGATCTTTACCTAAGTCTTTTAACATCGCCCACATAATATCTTTGGCTTGTTGAAAAGTAGGCCCTATATAAAATACATCTTTGGACTCGCTTTGTATAGCGTTTATAAGTAATAACCAAGCAGAAAGGTAGGACTTTCCAAATCGTCTTCCTGCTGCAACAATTTTAAATCGTTTTTTAGAATTAAAGATCTGCAGCTGCGCTGGATGCAAATCAATGTTAAGTTCAGACATTAGTTCCTACATTAACAATAACCTCATCGTCACTTTTCTCTTCTGGCTCTACTAACTCAGCTTCGTCATATTCACTAGCTTTTTTTTCAATAGACTCTATAGAAGATACATTAATAATAACCTGGGCATCATTCTTGGTTCTATTCGGATCAATAGCCTTTTGTACTGGTAAAATTCTATCCATGCACATTTTCAAACAATGCACATCTCCATCTTTAGCTTTTTGCAGAACTGTAGCTACGATCTCTACAGCATTCTCATTCATAAGTTCTCTTGAGAGAGCTGCGTATTTATTCATCGTGCCTTTAGGTTTACCAGCAGGATTTAAGGATGGCATTCCTTTATAAAAATTAGGATTACCTCGTCCTCTTTTAGGTTTTTCTTCTGACATAAATGCAAATGATAACTATTTTCAGTTAAGTATAACAGTTAATAGAGATTTGTACAAGTTTTTTGAAATTTCGTTTTTTGTGGTTGTGTATATGCACCCGTAACAAAAAAATTTTTACAGGCAGGTGGGGCCCCATAATTTTCTTGTCAAGAAAAAAAGTTTACTGTCAGGAAAAAACTTAGCTGATCCGAAATTTTATTAAGAATAAATAATATTTATTGCCAGTAAAAAAATAATAGCTAAAAAAATAATATTAAATATTAGAATTTGAATAAAAAAATGTGTGATATAGAATATTTTTTAATATTTACAGAATATTTTTTATATTTTTATATCAATTCATTTAATAACAGATCTAAAACCAATTAAAAACTAATACAGTTTTAAAGGGTCTAAATTTTAGATTTAAGGAGTATTAAATTAATTAGATAACTATTAGTATCAAGATAATAAAAAAACCCCGCTAAGGGTAGTTTTTTTTTATCGTTAAAGGGTATTTGATTAAATAGTTTTAAGGGTCTTTAAATAATACCGATTGTATATTAATATTGATTCAATCTCAATAGAATTTGAGTAAAAAAAAAGGGCCTAATTAAAGGCCCTTAAATTTAGATCTAATACTAGTTAACGAAAGTTAAAAGTACTAGCACCAATATTAAGATTATTTAGACTATCTTCTATTGATTCCATGTTTTCAAAATCTCTAACTAATTCAACACTTACTGAATAATCAGTATTACATTTAACACAATACCAATACTCAGAATATACCCCTTTAGATTCGTTAAACTCCAAATCACCGTTACAATCTTTTTTTATACATTTACTCATAATATACCCCTATTGTTTGATTACAAAACCATCATTAGTAAATACTTCTTTACGGCCTTTTATTTTTTTGTGTGTTAACCCTATAACTACATTTTTTGGGTCTAAAAACCTAAGGTCTGTATCATCCCCGTTAATGACTTTATAACCTTTATAAACTTTCGGTAAATACTTCTCAAAAACAACTGAAACACTACCGCCATTATTAAGATTTTCTAATACCTGTAATTGATTATCTTCTTTTCTTGAGTAGGTCAAATGATAGTTAGTAGGTAATTCACCGTTTAAAAATTTAGTGTATTTTTTATCTAATACGGTGTAATCATAAAATTGAATATCTGGAAAACTTTCAAAGATATTTAAACCATCATCAAATTTATAATTTTCGTATTGTAAATCACTTGTGCCATTTAATCTAATACAAGGTATAAAACCATTCTTTTTAGATCTATTAATAAATAGTTTAATTTCATGTTTTAATTGATTCATAAAATTAACCCTATCTTCAAAGTATCTTTTAGTTTTTATAATCCTTGCGTCCTGCGTAAATTTAAAACCACCAAAACCAGAATAAAATAAACATAATTCGGAGCATTCTTTTGAGGCTTGTGGACATACATTATATCCAGACTGTTTATGACTAGCCATATATATAATGGCGGTCTTATATTTAAGCTTTTCACCTTTAGTTGTTTTTGCGTTTTCTTCACCCAATATTTTTTGTGTTTTCATTTTTTACCCTCTAATAGTTTAATTTGTTTATTAATATAATCACTAACCCTTGACCACATAAAGGGGTCAATACATCGTTTTTGATTGAGTTTATTATTAACAAAACTTTGTAAAAATTTTAGTGTTATTAAATCCATTATTTAACCCCCTTTTTTTTGATTCCCAAAGTTCTCATATATATAGGAAAAAATATCATTGAAAAAATCATAAAAGAAAAAAGTATTCCAAAAAAGAATACTAATAAATGAAGTACTACAGTATTAAAAATTAATTCCATTATTGCACCTCTTTTAATAATTTATTTAATCTTTTAATGATTGGTTGTAATGAGTAATTACTTTGAATAAATTTACCGTTGTAATCAAGAAAATATTTTTTTCTTTTGGTAAAGGTGTAATCCCCGTAATGAATATATATTTCATTTTCATTAGTTGAAACATCAACATAATCACCGTTATTTTTTAACTGGTTTTTTATCTCTAAAAATTTAATCATTTTTTACCTCTTTTGGTTATTAAAAAAAAATTGTCAAAATTGACATAAATAATAATACAGGAAAAAAAGACCTTGAAAACCTTTTATATACTTTTGTATTACTAACCAAATTAATATTAGATCTATTATTTATTTAATATTTGATTCAATTTTTTATAAATATTTTTTTGTAAAAATTTATTTAATTTAAAAATTTTTCGGATCATAAAATTATTTAAATACATATCTTATAAACACATTACTGGCTGATCCTAAAAGACTTAAATAACCTAAACAGTCTAAATAACCTAAACAACCTAAAAGTTTTGACTAGCCTAAACAACCTAAATAAACAAATGGCTCGCCAGGCGAGCTCTTGCCGCGACAGGCCAAGCCCGGGAAGGCTTTCAGCCATTTTAGACCTGATAATTTTTTTTAAAATGTTATACACTTTTGGTTTGCTTTTTTGATCAACATAATTTATACTTAACACATCCCAATAAATTTGTTGGGTGTTAACCAAGAGGAAAAATTATGAAAACTAAATATAACATTACAGAAATAAACCCAAAAACTATTAAGCAAGTTCGCCAGATGATTAAAGATTCATTGTCAGTCATTATGGAAGATAACAACCTAAGATTTGAATTAGGTAATGCGACTTATGATGATGACTCATTTAAGTTTACTGGTTTCAGAATCTCACTTGCTGATGCTTTAACTCCAGAGCAAAAAACTTTAAAACAAATAATAGACATGAGAAGAAAAGCTGATTGGTTAAAAACAATTGACGATACCAAGATTGGTTATGATCGAAGTGTTGCTTACAAGTTAGTTGGTTATAAATCTCGTGCTAGAAAAAAGCCTTGGATTATTGAGGGTGTTGAAAATGGTCAACAGTATGTCGCATCAGATTCTTTAATTGAAAGAATGTTCGGGGAGGAAGAGTAATGGTTATTAAGAACAAAATAAAATTACCATCAGAAACTTGGATTCAGTTATATGCTGAATTATCCGAGTATGTTCTTGAATACTCATCATTAGACCCAATCTACGAAGAAGACGAAAATGGTGATGAGCGTATGACAGAAGAAAAGCAAAATGAATTTTGCAATATTGTCGATTCTGTGGAAGAAATTTTATCTTTACATTTTATTAAGGAGGACTCGTAATGAATGTACTTAGTCTGTTTGATGGAATCTCTGGAACTCAAGTTGCTTTAGATCGTTTAGGTGTTAAAGTTAACAATTACTATGCCTCAGAGATTGATGAATATGCAATGAAAACAACTCTAAAAAACTACCCCTCAACAATTATGTTGGGGGATGTTAAAAACTGGGAAACATGGCATTTAATTACAAGGCAAAATTTAGATTGGTCTTCAATTGATCTTGTTGTTGGTGGTTTTCCATGTCAAGCATGGTCAAATGCAGGACTCAAGAAAGGTGACAAAGACCCAAGGGGTATGTTGTTTTGGACGATGTTAGATATTATGAAGTTAGTACTTGAAGAAAATCCAAAGGCTAAATTTTTAATCGAAAATGTCAGAATGAAAAATGAGTTTGAAGAATACATTACTTTTCATACTGAAGAGGCCCTTGGAAAAGTCAATAAACATCTGATCAATTCTGCCTTAGTATCTGCCCAAAATCGTAAGAGATTTTATTGGACTAACATTGATGGTATTGAGCAACCAGAAGATCAAGGATTAGTACTTGCTGACATTCTTATGGATGGTTGTGTCGATAGAGATAAGAGTTATTGTATTGATGCTAATTATTATAAAGGTGGCAATCCAAAATCTTATTTCGGAAAAGGTCGTAGACAATTAATATTTAATCGTCCATGTGAACTCCGAGATTTTGATTCTAAGGCACAATGTCATCATGTTGCTAATGCTACAGACATTAAAGGTAATGAATCAATTAAAAGGGTATATGCTGATTCTGGAAAGAGTCCAACTCTGACAACTATGGGTGGTGGACATCGTGAGCCAAAAGTTTTGATCATTCCCCAAAAGGTAAGGGTTAGAAAATATGAAGTTAATATTCCTAAATTACAACAGACATTACGGGATCACAAAAAAATGACGATTTTGACTAACAAAAATCTAGCTGATTTACTTGATGTTCCAGTAACTAAAGTTGAGCATTGGTTTAGAACTGATTCTAGTTTTGCAATACCTAGTGAAGACATTTGGTTTAGATTAAAAGATTTGTTAGTGATCAAGACTGATGAGTTTGATAAGTCAATAGTTTGTTTTGAAGTTAGAGATGGAAAGTTTGATATGGCTGATCGAGTTTATAGTCAAAGTGGTAAATCACCAACTGTAGTCGCAAGTAATGTTGCTAAAGTCATGGATCAACCAACTTACAGAAAATTAAGACCTTGTGAATGTGAAGCTTTACAGACATTTCCAATAGGCTATACTGAGGGTATATCAAATACCCAAAGGTACAAGGCTTTAGGAAATTCTTTTACAGTTTCCGTTATACAACATATACTTAACTATGCTTTTTAGTTTTGAGATCTAATACCAAAAGCGTATAATATTAATTAACCAGAGGAAAAATTATGGATTACAACCAATCACTATTAAATGCTCGTTACAATCAAGAAGATAAAAATGAGCATGTCTATTCACTCTTTGAGCATAACATTGCTTTAGATCTTTCAATTTATAAACCTCATGAAAGACAAAGTGTCGAATCTTTAGAAGACTTCATAACTGAATCAAAAAAAGTTTATCAAGAATTTGAGATGTCTGGCGATGTCTGGGATTTCTCAGATGATGTAGAAGAAGCCGTTGAAAATGCAATTATTGTATGCAATCAATGGGATTTAGAAAGACAACAAAATAACGGAGGTTACAATGGGTAGAATGAGCGATTTGCATATTCAAATGCGAGAAGATGGTTTGTTGGATGATGAACACAATAATCCTACACCAGATGAATTACCACCAACAGGTCTTATTGACGATTGTGAGAAAATTCTTACATTAGGTGAGCAATTAGACACAAAAAAAATAAACTACTCTTTTAGGAGTATTTTTGGAGGTCAGTCTTAATGAATAATCTTATTGATCTAATAGATCTTGAATCAATTACTTTTTATTATAAGCTTGGAGAGTATCCAGATTTAGATACTGCTACAGTTCGTGGTGGTAAATATAAAGATGGGTCTGTATTAAGTAAAGAGGACAAGATCAGATTTAAGGATGAATACCCCGAATCCTTTTATCAACTTCTATGGAAGTATATTGGTCAATTCGGTAAATAGGGGTTTAACTATCAGAGGAGTGGCTATGGCTACAAACAGAGAGAGGTTGAACACACTCTATAAAAAGTTCGGTTTAGAAAAAGAAGATACATTTAAACATCAACACTACACTATCTTAACTCGTAGTGGTATTGAGAAAGTCCAGAGAGGTGCTAACATTAAAGTTCAGTATGAAGTGATCAAATGTGAGCCAGATTTTTCTTGTGTTAAGGCTTTCGCAACTATGAATGATTCTTCTATAGAAACTTTTGGGTCTTGTAAGAGAGGTAAAGGTGGTGATGGAAACACCATATCTTGGTATGTAATGGAAATTGCTGAAAAGAGAGCAATGTCCAGAGCAGTACTAAAACTTGCAGGATTGTACGAAATGGGTCATATGGGTGAGGATGAGTCAGAAGACTTTAAAGCACCTACTAGGAGCCAACAAATAAGTACTGAAATTAAACGATTAACTGATGAGTTAAAGGATAAGTCATGTACTTTGGAAAGAGCCAAAGAAATCATGACGGATATGCAAGAGCGAGAAGCAGAAAATCCTAACTCACCTTGGATGGCAGTTATTAATGTAGCAATGAATGAATTTGGTGATGAGTTTTACACCAGAGGAGATGAGTTGTTAACTGAAGATCAGTTATATGATCTAGAAGAGAACTATACATCTAAACCAGATGACGATTTTTAAGAATTGATAGGGTCTGACTTTCCAATGTCAATCGGTGAAATACTAATCCTCGTTAAAGCATTTTCCTCCTTTATGCTTTTTGGTATTTTGTCGTTAGGTTAAGAATAAGTCTGGTGTTTGGGTCTACCATTAAGTGACCCTCTTTTAATTTAAGGAAACGACATGAACGAAAATTATGACAATACCAATAAGGGTGCTATTTGGAAAAACGAGAATAGCAATCCAAACGCTCCTCAATATAAAGGAACTATAGATATTGAGGGCCAAGAATTTCAAATTGCAGGATGGCGAAATAAAACAGATAATCCTAAGGCCCCTGTTTTGAGATTTCAAGTGCAAAGACCATCTAGTATGCCTAACATACCTAAACCAAGTGAACAGAGTCAGAGTCCACTAGGTGATGTTGGCGATGACGATGTACCGTTTTAATGATTAGCATTAATCCTAGAACCCCCATCATATTAATTGATGGGGTTGAGTACATTCAGAATCCATTAAAAAAATGGGAATACAAACTTGTACAAGTATTTACATTAGATGATGGAAGTAAAGTAACTGTTAGAATGGTTTCTGACTATCTGAAATGTACTGGAAGTTGTGCTAGGGCCAGACTTAAAAAATATACGGATCCGAAAAAAATCTTTCGTGAGCCAAAAGACCGTAAACCAGTTGAGCCTAGATTTAAAGTGCCTAAAGAGATGATCGATAGTCACCAATGGTACACAGACCCTTTAACTAAATTAATGCTTAAATAGGAGAATATTATGAAAACAATATGCCCACATTGTAATAAACCATATCAAGTGGACAGTAAAAATAAACCACCAACTGATGAGGAGTTGATTGAGTTTGATATATTCAGAGATAACTACAAAGGTAAGAAGCGTGGTTTGATGACAGAGATGGCAAACTTTACCAAGAAACATCATGATTGGAGAGATGTCTTAAAAATATTAAATAGGTTGTATCTGGATTGGGGTGATCAAAAATTTATACCTCACTTCCAGACTTTTATTAACCAAAGGCAATGGGAAATGTTTGACATCAAGAAAAAAAGAAGTACTAATCCTTATGGAACAGAATTTGATTGGAGGAGTAATTATGAGTAAGGTAATATTATGGAGTCGATCTGAATGGATGGACAATCACATTAAAAGGCAAGAAACTAAACTATCTAACATGACTGCCGATAAAGGTTGGAAACAAAGACATCGTTGGAGAATGCAAAGAGTTATTAAGTCTTTAAAAAAGATGCCAGTTAATAAATACACCAGAGCAAAACATGAGGGTACAGAAATTGTATGTTCGGAGTGTTGTGCTAAATCTACTGTATATCATTTTTCATGGACAGCACTTGTTTGTGATAAGTGTAATAAAACAGTTAACAAAGATGATTGGACAGTAGCTTTTACTGACAAAGATAAATATGCTTATGATTATGTAAGAGTTGGTAAAAAGTTAAAACTACAAAAATCTATCAATACTGAATTGGTCGATGTATTGGATATGTATGTTGACACTAGTGATTGGCCCGACTGTTGCGATAGCTATATACAAGATGCTAATTGGCATGATGGAACAGAACTAACTGATGAAGAGTACGATGATCTAAATGATAATAGTAGTTTTGTTTATGAGCAAATAGAAAATCATTTATATTAGGAGATCACATGAAATACTTAAAAAGATTTTTAATTTATTCAGCCTTTATATCTTCAATTGTATCAGCCAGTTGTTTAATTTATATTGTTCAATGGTTGGAAGCTTTACGCAAAGGATGGCTTGTTTAAAGGCATTTCGCTGGCCTGGCGAGCTTTTTCAAAAAAAACGGACTCGAAATATTCGATTCTAGAAACTTTAATGGGTATAGCCAAACCTTGCTATACCCCAAAATGAGGAAAATCATGCATTATAATTCATTAGATTCAGAGAAAGCAGTTGTCGGTGGCTTACTATTAGAGCCTTGTGTTCATAGAGTCGCGGCAACAAGATTAACAGAAGAAGACTTTAGCGATGAAAAGCTAGGTTACACTTACAGATGTATTAATACTATGTATAAAGATGACATCCCAATAGATGTCGTTACTGTTAGAGATTACATAAGCAACGATCATCAACCTAAAGATAGATCCTGGATGGTTGATTTTAAATTTTTAGCAATGTTGTTAGAAAACTCTACTGGTGTTAGTAATATTGAAAGTTATGCTAAACACATTAGAGAGTGTCGTATTAATAATGCAATAGAAGATCTAAAAAAAGATATTAATTATGACAACTATCAAGATACAGTATCCCAGATACAAAATTACGAGTTAGAGTTAGAAGATAAAGATGAGAGCCATGTTAAATCTATTGTTGGCAAGACTGTTGATTACATGCAAAGTCTTACAACTAACCAAGTAGGACTTTCTAGTGGACTTAAATCATTAGATGCTTTATTATCTGGCTTCCGTCCAGAAACACTTAATGTGATTGCAGGTAGACCTAGTATGGGTAAATCAACATTGGCTTTAAACATAGCGGATCATGTTTCCAAGTCTAATAATGTTTTGTTCTTTTCATTAGAGATGAGTCAAGTACAACTTATGCTTAAATTGGCCTCTTCACATTCTAATGTACATCTTTCAAAAATTACTAACCAGAATATGACTGATGTTGATTCTGAAAATTTTTATAAAGAAATGAATAAGATTGGAAACCAGAATATGACTATTGTTGATAAGTTTGGTATGACTATAAATGATATCGCCGCGAAGTCTAGACAAATTGATAGTCAGAATAAGTTAGATATGATCGTTATTGATTATCTACAAATTATTAAATATGATAAGCAGAGAGAAGTTTCTGAATTAGGTAGTATTAGTAGAGAGTTAAAGTATCTTTCAAAAGAACTTCATGTACCTGTAATATTGCTTTCACAATTAAATAGAGGTGTTGAGCAAAGAGAAAACAAAAGACCTTTTATGAGCGATCTACGATCTTCTGGTGAGATTGAGCAAGATGCTGATACAATAACAATGGTTTACAGAGATGATTACTACAACCCAGAAGATTCAGAAGACATAGGTATGGCTGAATTAATAATATCAAAAAACAGAATGGGCCAAACAGGTTTTGTTAAAACTCAATTCTTAGGTCAATATTCTAAATTTAAAGATGAGGAGTTAAATATATATGATAAGTAAATTGCAAAAAATATGTGCAGAAAATAACATACAGTATGATGGAGCAGTAAGTTTAGATGGTGAGCAATTAGGAGATATGTGCGTTAGAGAAGTTGATGATATTGTCTATAATAGATTTAAATTTTATTATAAAGGCAAACCAATTAAGCATGAAGATCTAGAAATTATTGTGCATTCTGAGTACGATCATCATGAATAAAAATTCACTATATTATATTAATGAGCCTACATGTATTAGTTTTTCTGGAGGAAGAACTTCTGCATATATGCTACATAAAATACTAGAAGCACATGATGGTGATCTTCCAGAGTTTGCTAAGATTACTTTTGCTAATACAGGCAAAGAAATGCCCCAGACTTTAGACTTTGTTAGAGATGTAGGTGTTAACTGGGGTGTAGATATTGTCTGGCTTGAAAGATATGCTAGAAAATCTAGGGATGATGAAAAAAACA